AAGCAGGATGGGATGCCCGGCTGGCAGACCATCTGGCGCGGCTGGCAGCGGCTGATGTGGATGTGCGAAGGATTAGCAATACTAACCCATGACTAAAAAGATGTGGGTAATGACAAGGTCGCAGACCGCCGCTACAGGTTGTTCTACCGCGCGTGGCGATGGGGGGAAGGGGAAATGAGATTGCGCCACAGGCGCAACGCTACACATTTGACGGGGCGGGGTGATGGGGAAGGGGAATCTACGGCTCGACGGAGTCTCGCCCTACCACGGATTTTGTTAAAGGAGGGAAACTTTTCAGGATAGCATTCCAAAATAGCCCCGATTAGCCCGATTAGGGCGGTTTTGAGGGGGGAGAGGGGAAATTTGGGGCTAAGCACCCCGTTTTTTTGGCTTTTTTGGCGGGAAGGGCGGAATGGGGGTTCAGGCCTTTTTTTCAGGGGGTTCATGGGGGTGAGGGGTTTAAGATTCTCCGTATTGACAGGGAAAATTCGGAAAAAATGACCTAAAAAAAGGGTCGTTTGGCAGGTAAAACGAGGTTTTGACCAAACTATTTTTCTTTTTGCATTTTCATTTTTCGAACTCCGACCGCGACTTCAGGCCTTTTTTTCAGGGTGTTGATGGCGGTTTGGGGGGTCGTTTTTTGATGTGAAAATCGTACCCACGGTGGGAAAGCGTTTTTTTTCGGGGTGTGATTTAATAGGAACCATGAAAGTTGAATTAGTGTTGAAGTTAGTGGTAGCAGGAGCGGCGGCGGGAATGATGTTAGCGGCCTGCGCCACTTCGCATAAGAAGGAATGCCTGGTTCATGAGGTGTGGACTTACTCGGAGGCGGGAAAGGTAACACGGCATGAGCTATGGTCGGAGAATCATCACGGCGGAGGCACGGCGCTCCTGGCCGATCCGGTGGCGACGCAGATCGCCAGTTATCATACCAATCAGTCGGCGCTGGGCGGGGCGTCGTTGTTTACGGTGGGCAATCTGCAATCCACCATCAGCAGCAACGCGGCGGGGATTATCACGTCGGGCGGGACGGCGGTGGGGAATATTGTGGGGGCGGCGGCCGGTGTGGGGAAGTGAATTGGGAATTGGGAATTGAAAATTGAAAATTGTGAATTGTGAAAAGTCCTGTCCAAGGAATTTATGACCGGGAGATAGCGGCGGCGCTGCTAGGAGGGGCGGCGGCGGCTTACGGGAATGAGGCCGCGATTGCCGGATGGGCGGCGAGACAGGGATGCACGGGGTGCGAAGTCATCCGCGACGGGACAATGGATACGCTGGTGTTTGTAGCAGCGGCGGATGAGTTTGCGGTGGTTAGCTTTCGCGGGACGACGGATTTGAGGAACTGGCTGACGGACTTGGAATGCAAATTGCAGAGTGCGGAATGCAGAGTGCGGAATGCAGAATGGGGAATGCTGATCTGTCGGGGGTGAAAGTCCACGAGGGCTTCCAGAGGGCGCTGGAGGGGGTGTGGGCAAGGATTTTGCGGATTGTGGAGAGGATGGAAGGGAGGGAGCGGATTTACTTTACGGGGCATTCGCTGGGCGGGGCGCTGGCGATGCTGGCGATGGCGTGGTGGGAGGGATTAAGTCACGGCTCGACAGAGTCTCGCCCTACCGAGTCTCGCCCTACCGGGTGGATGTACTCGTTTGGACAGCCACGAGTGGGGAACGGGGCTTGGATGCAGTGGTTTGACGGGAGGCTGAAGGGGAGGTCGTTCCGGGTGGTGCATTCGGCGGACATCGTGGCGCGGGTGCCGTGGCTGCTGCGCATGTTCCGTCACGCGGGAACGGAAATTTTTTACGACGCGGCCGGCCGGATGCACGTGGAGATGCCGTGGTATCGGAAGATGGCAAGCGACGCGCTGGGCTTGTGGCGGGAATGGCAGAGAGGGCGGGTGGCGCTGTTGGCGGATCATCACGTGGAGAGTTATGTGAAGCTAGTGGGCGGTGAACAGTGGAAAGTGGAATCGAGTCACGGCTCGACATCCGCCGACGCTGAAGCTATGGCGGACAAGGAGTATCGCGCTACCGAGAAAGGCATTGCGAAATCGAGTCACGGCTCGACAGAGTCTCGCCCTGCCGAGTCTTGCCCTACCGAGTCTTGCCCTACCGAGTCTTGCCCTACCGAGTCTCGCCCTACCGAGTCTCGCCCTACCGAGTCTCGCCCTACCATTTTTTGATTATGTTTGACGAAGCTCCAGTTCAAATTGCGGCGTGGTTTGGGTGCCTGGCCTTCGGGCTGATGATCTGCAACGAAGGGGGGAAATTCCTGGATCGAATGAGAGGCAAATCGCCGCATCCGGCAAATGAAGTTCTCGGGGCGCACTCGGCGGAAGTCACGCGGCGGGTGGAGGACCTGGAAAGGGACAATAAGGCGGTGTGGGAGAAAATGGAGGCCGACCGGATTGAATCCAAGGATGCATTTATCAGGCTGAGCGAAACGATCGGGGGACTGAAATCGTCGGTCGAAAACATTTCCAGCCAAACATCATTGCTGAATCTGAAATTGGACAACTTAACGCGCCGACCATGAACCCGACCCGCTTTCAACTTCTTCGCGCCAACGTGGCGCTGCTGCTGGGCCAAGCCCGGCCCCTGCTCTACCCGGAATCGCGCCTGGCGGCAGACCTCCAGGTGATCGTGCGCCCGACTCCCACGCAGTCGGAATTCGAGCACGTGATTGGGCGGATGGAAAGGGCCGGACAAGTGGTGCGGCACCGGACGGAGGATGAAGGGGTGAAAACCAAGCTGACCGAAGTCGGGGAAGCCGAACTGTTGCAATGAGCATACGCAAGCCACGATCAGACAGTGTCCTGCTGAACCTGCCAAAGGAGCAACAAGCGCAGTTGGCGCAATGGCTTCTGTCGGGAAAGGCCGAGCACGTGGCGCGCGAACTGTGCATCAAGGAATTCGGCGTGGTTGTGGCGCTTTCGGCGTTCTCCGAGTTCTGGAAGAAAGTTTGTTCGCCCGAATTGATCCGGCGTCGCTGGCAGGCGGTGCGGACGGCGGAGGAAATCGCCCAGGAAGCCAAGAAGCATCCCGGGCGTTGGGACGAGGCGACGATAGAGGCGATCAAGCAAAAAGCGTTCGAGCTGTGCATTGCGCCGGGAGTGGACCCCGAAGAGGTCAAAGCCATCTTCAGCCTGGTGTTCAAAGTCCGGGAACAGGACTTGGACCAAGCGGAATTGGAGCTGAAGCGGAAGAAATTAGAATTGGAGAAGCGGAAACACAAAGACGAGATGGCGGAGCGGAAAAGGAAGAGCAAAGCCGCGCTGAAGGAGGGGAGCCAGGATGACTCGGTTACCAAAGAAACCCAGGACCGCATCGCGGAGGAATTGAAACTGTTGTGAGAAAGATATTGCCGCAAAAGAACGCAAAGAACACGAAAGTGGAATCAGCCGATTCTGCTTTGCGTTCTCCGTGTACCTTTGCGGCAGACAGGTTCTTTCTCCCCTACCAAAAGCGGTGGATTCTGGATGCGTCGCGCAAACGGCTGATGGAGAAATCGCGGCAGATCGGCATCAGCCTGACCACCGCGTACGATCTGGTGCAAAAAACCAGCCGGAGAGGAAACAAGTACGACGCCTGGGTGAGCAGCCGGGACGAATTGCAGGCGCAGCTTTTTGGAGCCGATTGCGCCCATTGGGCGCGCCTTCTCCATTCCAAGGCCGCGAAGATCCGCGAGCGATACATTGATACGACGGAAAAAATCACGGCGCAGGTGCTGCCGTTTAAGAACGGACGGGCCATCTATAGCTTGAGTTCCAATCCCAACGCGCAGGCGGGGAAGCGCGGGCGGCGGGTGTTTGATGAGTTCGCGCTGAACGCGGAGAACCGGCTGCTTTACGCGATAGGACAGCCGGGGACTTTATGGGGAGGCGGGATGGACATCATTTCGACGCATCGCGGGACGGGGAATTTCTTCCATGAGCTGGTGCAGGAAATCAAGGAGAAGGGAAATCCGAAAGGGTTCAGCCTGCATAGTGTGACCATTGTTCAAGCAGTCGAAGAAGGACTGCTTGAGAAATTAAAAGCGAAGTGGCGGGAGGCGGACCCGGGAGATGACCGGCTGAAATGGTCGAATGATGATTTTCTGCAAAGCCTGCGCAAGGAATGCGCGGATGAGGAGAGCTGGCAGCAGGAGTTTATGTGCCAGCCGGGGGACGATAACGTGGCGTTCCTGAGCTATGACGTGATTGCACGCTGCGAGTATGGCCCCGATGAACATTGGGAAGGCGAACTTTCCCAATGCAAGGACCTCTACGCCGGGGTGGATGTCGGGCGCACGCACGATCTGACGGTCATTTGGGTGGGGGAGAAGTTGGGCGAGGTCCGATATACGCGGCGGGTGATCTGTTTGGAAAACGCGACGTTCGAAACGCAGGAGAAGGTGTTGTACGAAATCCTGGCGCTGCCGAACCTACAGCGGTGCTGCATTGACCAGTCGGGGATCGGGCGCCAGTTCGCGGAGCGGGCGATCCAGAAATTTGGGAAGTATCGGGTGGAGGGAATCAATTTCACGAGCCAGGTGAAGGAGGAACTGGCCTATCCGGTGAAGGCCGGACTGGAGGCGGGAAGCATCCGGCTGCCAAACGACAAGTTCATCCGATCGGATTTGCGGTGCATTCGCAAGACGGCGACGGCGGCGGGGAACCTTAGATTTGATGGGGAAAGAAGCAAGGATGGGCACGCGGATCGTTTTTGGGCGCTGGCGTTGTGGGTACATGCAAGCCAGCGGGGAAGGGGAAACACAGTTTTTGCGCAGATTATATGAAAACGAATTTTTGGGCGACGAAACGCGAGGCGGGGGATGTGACCTGTAAGACCAATGGGAAGCATCGGAATTATGGGAGTTATGGGAACTATGGGAGTTATGGGAACTATGGGAGTTATGGGAACTATGGGACGAGCGTAAACACGATTTTTGGGCATAGGATATGAAGACGAATTTTTGGAGCCAACCAGGAGACTTTCGATGAATCCCACCTTTTTCTCCCGCCTCCACGCCGCCGCGGCCTTGATTTTCAAGAGCGGCGCGCCCTTTCCGTTCAATAAGATCATGCCATACGACGCGACCGGGGGTGAAAAGATGTCCCGGGCGTACGAACAATCCACCTGGGTGATGCGGGCGATCAAGAAGGTGGCGGGGCCGATAGCGGCGGTGGAATTGAAGTTCGCGCAGGAGGGGCGGCGGATGCATCCGGCGGAGCTGGAGGGGTTTTGGGAGGCGCCGGGGCTGGGTTTGACGCGGACGGATTTTATCGAGGCAACGGTGAGCTGGCTGAAGCTGGAAGGGGAGGCTTTTTGGATCATGGATGACAGTTGGCTGATGCCGTTTTTCAATGCGAAAGCGGCGGGAGGGCATCCGCCGTTGATCGTGGCGCGGCCGGACCGGATGCGGCACGTGGTGAAGAATGGGTTGTTGGAAGGATGGGAATATGTGGACGAGGCGGGGCGGCACGCGTTGCTGCTGCCGGAACAGGTGATCCAAACGAAGCTGTGGAATCCTTACAGCGATTGGCGGGGGCTGTCGGAGTTGAAGCCGTGCCGGGACGCGGCGGAGGCGGATTATCTGGCGGGGAAGTTCAACCTGAACCTGATGCGGAACAACGGGGACCAGGGGGTGTATGTGATCGCCAAGAACGGGGTGCCGACGGACACGCAGAGGCAGCAGTTGGTGGACCAGATCCGGGAGAAGCGGGAGCTGGCTCAGCGCGGGGTGTTCAAGCCGGTTTTTTTGGACGCGGACGTGACGATAGAGGACCCGAAGATCCGGGTGCCGGACGCGGACTTTGTGGCGACGCGGCTGCAGAACCGGCACGAGATTTTTCTGGCGATGGGAGTGCCGGCTTCGATGGCGGACGTGAAGGCGAGTTATTCGATCGGGTCGGCGTCGGACTGGTTCATGCTGATCGCGGAGACGTGCATTCCGCTGGGGGAGAAGATCTGCCAGTCCATCGGGCGGGTGCTGCGGCGGCAAAGCGGAGGGAACCTGACGGCGTCGCTGAACTGGGACGAGCATCCGGTGATCCAGGCGGTGCGGAGGGAACGGGCGGACACGGCGCAGAAGTATTTTCAAATGGGGGTGCCGTTGAAGGTGCTGAACGATCACCTGGACCTGGAATTGCCGGCGTGCCCGGATTGGGAGAAGGGGTATTTGCCGTTCAACCTGGCGCCGATCAGCGGGCTGGTTTTGCCGGAGAAGAATCCGGATCTGGCGGAGCCGATGGATGACGCGGTGGCGCTGATGAGGAAGGCGCTGGAGGGGAGGGGCGGGTTGAGGAGGGCGGAGAAGGGGACGGATGGGAATTATGGGAAGCATGGGAACTATGAGGGGGAACTGGGGCAAGGGGGCGGCGACTCACGGAGCGGCGGCGCGGGGGCGGAGGGGCGGCCGGCGGCGGAGCTGGCGCAATGGCGGGAGTTGATGGGGCGGAGACGGGAGATGATCAAGGGGTTTGAATCGCGGTTCAACCGGGAGTTGATGAAGGCCAGGACGGAGACGCTGCGGCGGATGGAACGGAAGGAGCAGAATGTATTTGACTTGGATGGGTTTGCGGCGGGGCTGAGGGCGGCGCTGCGGCCGGTGACGGAGGCGGGCTTGCAGACGGGGGGACAGCAGCTTTTCGAGGAGATCGGACGGACGGAAGGGTTCGTGATGCCGCGGGAGCGGGCGGAGCGGTTTGTGAAGTGGCGGGAAGGGAAATGGGCGGAGAGGGCGGAGAGGATTCACCGCGAGATCACGGAGGCGGTGGGGAACGCGCCGGAAGGCGGGGCGGCGGACGCGGCGCGGGCGCGGTTCAATGAGATTTCAAAGCGGCTGGTCCCGGCGGCGGCACTGGAGGAAACGGGGGCGGCTTTCGGCCTGGCGCGGGACGCGGCGATGGAACAAGCCGGGGTGACGGGCAAGCGCTGGCTTGGCAGCGGACACGAACAGGCGCGGGCGTCGCACCTGGAAGCCAACGGGCAGGTGGCGCCGGTGGCGGGGCTGTTTTTGGTGGGAGGGGAGCGGCTGCGGCATCCGTGCGCGGAAGAGGGGTCGGCGGGGAATGTGGCGAATTGCCAGTGCGTGGCGGTGGCGTGCGCGGCGGGGGATGGGAAGGGATTAAGATTAGGATTAGGATTAGGATTAGGAGAAGAGGAGAAGAAGGGGATGGATGGGATTTATAGGAGGAGCGGCGCGCCGCTGATCCGGCTGCTGCACCCGGAGGTGAGGATCGTGGACGCGCGGCAGGGGATTGTGGATTATATCGCGTCGGATGAAAGTATTGACAGTTACCACGAGATCATCCGGGCGGGAGGGTGGCGGTTCACGAATTTTGCGAAGAACTCGCCGTTGGTGGACTCGCACGACTATTCGAGCATCGAGAAGTGCCTGGGGAAGGTGATTGATTTCCGGGTGGAAGGCTCGCGGCTGATCGAGCGGGTGCAATGGGCGATAGACGTGCCGGAAAACAAGCTGGCGCAGATCGGGTGGAAGATGACGGAGGCGGGGTATCTGAAGGCGGTGAGCGTGGGATTTTATCCGGTGAAGTATTTGACGCCGAATTCGGGGGAGGCGTGGACGGAGCAGTTGAAGGAGCTGGGCCTGCCGGGGGACGCGGCGGTGCGGACGATTTACACGGAGCAGGAACAGGTGGAGCTGTCGTGCTGCGTGGTGGGTGCGAACCCGAACGCTTTGGCCAAGGCCTACCAGGCCGGGGCGATAGATGAGGCGGATTTAAGAACACTTTCCAAGGAATTCTCAGAACGCGAGAACGCCGGCGCGGCCGACACCCCTGCTCAAGCCGCGCAGGCCCGGGAGCAGGCGCGGGGAAGATTCCTGGAGAAACTGCATGAGGCAATCAAACAAGAAGGAAAGAAAGCATGAGAAACTTAACAGAGGAGCAATTCGAGGAGACGGTCCTACGGAGCGTGAACGCGGTGGAGGAGAAATACCAGGCGGTGGAACGCAACCAGGAGACGCTGCTGAAAAACTACGATCAACTTGGGCGGGAAACCAAGCAAACGATGGAGGAGATCACGCGGCTGAAGAACACGGCCAACGACCGGGCCAAAGTGCTGACGGCGATGCAGAGGCTGCAGATGCAGCTTCGGAGCGAGGCGATCGCGGCGGGGATAGACCCGATCCAGCGGATCATCAACGACCCGGAGAAGCGGGCGCGGCTGAATCTGGCGGTGCGGACGGCGGTGGACCGGAACGGGGACATGAGGGCGGTGTGCGAGCCGATCGCGCGGGCGATCGGGGAGGATGCCGGGGAGGGGGCGACGCTGATCATCGCGCAGTTGTTCAAGGAAATCTACGACACGCTGGCACAGTACGGGGATTGGAGCACGCTGGGAGTGAGGCGGCTGGGGACGAAGGTGACGAACTTCCCGGTGAAGACGGCGCGGGCGGCGGCGCAATGGCTGACGACGGAGGCGGCGGCGATCGCGGACGACGTGAACGAAGCCGGCTCGACCATGACGCTGACGGTGCTGCCGAACGCGGTGCTGCTGAACGTGAGCCGGCAATTGATCGAGGACGCGGAGTTTGACGTGACCGCGATGGTGATGGAGGACTTCCAGGAGGCGTGGAACCTTCGTCTTGACACGGCGGCGTTCGTGGGCAGCGGGGTGGCGGACGGGAACAACGGGGGGTTCACCGGGGTGTTCAACACGGGGAACAACGCGATGGCGGCGACGGGGAACACGAGCGTGGCGGCGCTGGACTTCGACGACGTGACGCGGGTGCTGACGACGGTGGCGCCGGCGGTGCTGAAGCGCAAGCCGCGGTGGTGGATCCATCCGCAGATGCTAGTGCGGATGATGGGGATCAAGGACAACAACGGGCGCCCGATCTTCCTGGGGGCGCTGGAAGCGCCGAGCTATGGGGCGATCGGCACGATCCTGGGCTATCCGGTGGTGCCGGTGATGGCGGCGCCGAACGTGGACGCGCCGGGGAAAGCGATCGCGGCCTTCGGGGATCGCAACGGACAGGTGGTGGGGGTTCGGGACGACTTCGTCTTTGAATCGAGCGACCACTACCGGTGGAACACGCTGGAACGGTCGTTCCGCGCTTACGGGCGGGCGGCGACGGGGTGCCGGCAAACGAACGCATTTGCGATTCTGCAAACGGCGCAGCGGTAAGAGCCGAAGCGAAACGATTAAGATCAAGATCAGGATCAAGATTATGAAAAACATATTATTGACAATCATGCTGGCGCTGGGGGCGGGGGCGGGGGCGGCCACGGCGCAGGAATATCATCAGGCGCCGATCACGCAGGGAGGAAACGCGCTGACCAACGCAGTGGCGGCGCAAAGCACGAACGGGACGGCGAGCGACGCGATCGGGCTGACGAAGTACGGGGACGTGACGCTGGTGCTGCAATACAACCTGACGGGGAACACGACGTTCGCGAGCAACGTGGTGTTCAGTTTCGCCGGGAGCGCGGACGGGCTGAGCTTCAGCAGCACGCCGCCCGGCGGGCTGGTGTTCACGGTGCCAAGCAACGGGACGAACACGGTGACACTGGTGACCAACGTGACGGTGGGTTCGCTGGGCTACCTGGAGTTGTTCTCCATCGGGAACAGCGCCACGAACGCGGCGACGAACATTAACGTGCAGGCGTGGGTGAAACCCAAGCGGAACGGATAAAAACCCGCGGGCGGCGGTCCGGGGACCCCTGGACCGCCGCCCCAAACCCGGAACTGGAATGAACCTAGGACTAGGAAACTTGACGGAGTTGAAGGGCCAACTGCTGGCGGCATCGCTGCGCGGGGACACGAATTACGACGGGGTGATCACGGGCATTGGACTGGGTGTGGCGGGACAATTTGACCGGCATTGCAACCGGCAGTTGCAGCGGGTGGAGAATGAGCAGGACGTGTTTCCCGGGGACCGGCGGCATTGGTATTTGAGCCGGTATCCGGTGGAGTCCATCAGCCGGTGCGAGAAACAGGACAGCGTGGAGGACGGGTGGGTGGTGCTGCCGGAACTGATCCAGGCGCAGCAACTGGCGCAGGGGTATGTGATGTTCATCGCGGTGCAGGGGTATTACTGGTCGCGGCTGCGGATCACTTACACAGGGGGGTATTGGTTCGATGAGACGGAGGATGGAAGCGGGGTGATGCCGGGAACGGCGACGGCGCTGCCGGCGGAGGTGAAGCTGGCGTGGTATCTGCAATGCCAGAATGTGTGGAAACGCTGGGAGAAATTGGGGGCGGGAATCACGGAGCGGCCGGAAACGAGCGGGGCGGTGGGACAACTGGCGCTGGCGCCGGCGGCGCGGGAGCTGCTGAACGGATACAAGAGGATGCAGATCACCTAAACAAAAGCAGAAATTTGGAAAGCAGAAAGCAGAAATGAAACGCAAAAGAGAAAGCAGAGATTTCCCAATTTCCTAATTTCCACTTTCCCAATTTTTCCCGATATGGATTTACTTTTACAACTGCAACAGGACCTGGTGGACAAGCTCAATTCGGAGGCGGCGTTCCAATATAACGCGGTGGCGGGGCTGCGGCGGCACGTGATCAGCCGGGAGATCGAGGCGCGGCTGCCGCACTTGACGGCGAAGAATGGACGGAAGGGTTGCGGGATCCTGGTGCGGATGCCGGCGATCCAGGGCATCCAGCCGAACATCGCGGCGCCGCAGGGGGAAGTGGTGGCGGGGATAGACGTGGTGGAAATCCCGGAGATCAATGGCAACGCGGGGGGGACGGGGCTGACGGCGGAGGAGGTGGCGCGGACGGTGCGGGCGACGCTGCACCAGTTTGCAATCGAAGGGAAAATTCTTCTGTACCAGGACGAGAAGGCGATCGAGCCGATCGCGGGGCTGGAGAAGGAGCATCCGGGCTGCCTGGGCTACCGGGTGCAGTTGCGGGGCCGGATGAGCGAAGCGCCGGCGGGCAAGTGCGCGACGCCGGGGATTTCGGCGCCGGCCCAGACGGTGACGCTGACGACGACGGAGAGCGGGGCGAGGATTTATTACACGACGGACGGGAGTTTTCCCGGGCCTGGCAACGCGGCGGCGCGGGTCTATGGGGGGCCGTTCGCGGTAAGCTGCGGGACGGTGGTGCGCTGGGCGGGGTATCTGGCGGGCTGTTACGGGAGCAACGCGGGGGAGGCGACGATAAGCTGAAAAAGCAGAAATTTGGAAAGCAGAAAGCTGAAATATGAGGAACGCGAAATTATTTTCGCACCGGAGACTGGCCGGGCTGATGGCGGGCCGGGGGAATACCCGGCGGACGGAGGAATAGGAAGATTGAAAGAACAAACCTGAAAGAATTATGAGCATCTCGAGATCGCTGCTGGCCGGAGGGCCGGCCTACGTGAACTTTAACGGGGCGAATATCCCGCTGGGGGAGGATTCGCGGCTGGAAATCGCGCCGGTCAACAGCGTGATCAGCGGCGCGCTGTACGGGGAGATGGACGAGGTCTATACGGACTTGATCGTCAAAGGGACGGGAACGCCGCTGACTTACGACAATCTGACGGTGCTGTGGCCGTATTTGCAGCCGACGATCGGGCAGCGGATTTTCGGGAACGTGGACACGCCGTTTGCCTGGCTGTCGAATAACGGGGACTTGATCACGGTGCGGGCGGGAGCGGTGACGCGGATGCCGGACCTGATCCTGAGCGTGGACAGCCCGGCGCTGGGGCCGATGGAATTCTCCGGGGTGGTGGGAAACGGGTTGGACCCCAGCGCGAACAATTCCTACTACAGCATCCAGACGGGCCAGGGTTTCAGCCCGCCGGCGATCACGGCGTCGAAGATACCGCGGCAGGCCTACAGCGCGGCGTGGGGAGGGTTCAGCGGCTTCAGCAATTTTCAAGCGCAGGACGGGTGGCGGGTGACGCATGAGTTGAAGGTGGCGCCGGTGAAGATCCAGGGGAGGACGGTGGACATGAAGATCGTGTCCTACCGGGCGATGGCGCGGTGCATGCCGGCGGAGCCGACGATGGCGAACATAGACGGGGCGCTGCTGGCGCAGGGGAGCAGCGCGAAGCACGGGGCGCGGCTGAGCAGCCAGTCGGCGGACCTGGTGATCACCGGGGCGAGCAGCGTGAGCGTGACGGTGAAGAACGCGGCGCTGAAAACGGCGGGATTTGTGTTCGGCGGCCGGCCGCTGCGGAACGGGGAGATCGGATTTGTCTCGACGATCAATGTGAGCGGGGGGAGCGGGACGGCGGCGCTGGTGCTCGCTTAAAAGCAGAAATTGAGAAAGTAGAAAACTGACATGAATTTCCCAATTTCAGCTTCCAGCCCTGAGGGGCTTCCAGCCCGGAGGGCTTTCCCAATTTCAGCTTTTGTTTTGTGAAAATCATTTTGACACCAAGCGGGGGGACGGCGTTCGTGCTGGCGGATGATGCGGCGGGGGCGACGATGCAGGACGGGTTCCGGCCCAGGCAAACGCGGATCGTGCAGAGCAGCCCGCTTTTCCGGGCGGCCTATAAATCGACGTTGCCGCGCTACAACCTGGAGAACCGGCTGTCGTTTGTGGTGGAGCGGGTGTTTGCGACGGTGGAAGCGGTGCTGAATTTCATGGCGTCGCACGCGGACCAGGTGCCGGTGGCGGGGACGCTGGCCCTGTACCACTTGAGCGGCACGGGCCAGACCGCGCGCAGCCTGCCCAACGCGGTGGTGGTGGAGATTGAGTGCGTGGAGCACGTGGGGGTGAGCTGCAAGTTTCAATACACGGTGGCGGGAAATGGAGGGTGGCAGTGAAGACAAAGGCAGAAAGCAGAAAGCAGAAAGTAGAAATCAATTTCTGTTTTCCAAATTTCTGGTTTCCCAATTTTGAGTTATGAGTAATCCAATTTCAGTTTTGGCGATTCGGTTGTTTTGCGACCTCGCGCAGCGCGGGGGGACGCCGGTGGATCTGAACACGGGCCAGCCGCCGTTGTTCTTCCGGGGGGATGACGTGGAGATGGACATCGGGATCGGGATGGGGGGGACGCTGCTGGCGCCGACGCTGAGCAACATCACGTCGGTGACCTGCCAGGTTTTTGCGAAGGAAAACGATAGCAACGCGCCGATGATGAGTTGCACGGTCCTGGCGGCGGCGATGAATCTGGCCTTGACGGCGGCGGAGTGGACGGCGGACACCACGCCGTTTTATCACGCGGCGTTTGTTTTTTCGGGGAGCGCGACTTCGATCAGCTTGAACGGGATGGCGTCGCAGAATTACTGGCTGCGGATCACATTGTTGACGGCGGACGCGACGCCGAAAACGATCACATTGCTGGACGGGCCGATCACGGTGAAGGATGGGCCGATTTCGGGCGGGGCGGCGCTGCCACAGGGCAATGTGCGGTTCTGGACGGATGGGAGCGGGAACGCGCAGTTGCAACTGCGGAACGTGACGGACGGGCTTTTTTACACAGTGGGGATAGAGGGCGTGAACGGCGTGCCGACGCTGTTTTTAGGCGATACGGGAAGCTAAAGCAGAAATTTGGAAAGCAGAAAGCAGAAATTATGAAGTCAAAAAACAAAAGCAGAAGGCGGAAATTCGCTCCGGTCTTATTTCTACTTTCTACTTTCTACTTTCTACTTTCCACTTTGGCTTTGCGCGCAAAGCCATGTGACGGTGCTGACGGATACGAACGGGGTGCTGAAGGAGCCGACGAATTTTTTCGCGGCCAACTCCAATCTGCTCAGCCAATCGGTTGCGGGCGGCGGCGGGGGGGGCGGCTCGCAAACGCCCTGGACGGCGACGGAGAATGGGGCCGGCTACAGTCTGACCGGCGTCAACAACCTCATGGTCACCAATTCTGTGAGCATTACGAATGCACAGGGGACAAATTTCTTGTCCTCGAGCAACATCACGATAGCCTCGGCCAGCAGCCTCTCCACCCTGACGTTTGCGGAACCGGCTTTTGGAGCGCAGCCCATCAGCCTGGTGGCTTCGGCGGCGGGGCTTGCCATCGGGGGCCTGGTCCTGGATGACAACGGGGACATCACGTGGGTCAACAACCTGCACAGCTACGGCACGATCACAGGAACGAACTTTGCCGGAAACGGGTCCGGGTTGACCAACCTCAACGCCGCGGCGCTGGGGGGAGGGAGTTTGCCGAGCGGGGTTGTGAGCATCGTCAATACGAACGCGAGCGGGGTGCTGGTGACGAATCCGGGGTCGGCTTTTTCCTGGTCGGTCCTGAGCAACGGGCTGGTGAAGTGGGTGGGGAGTTTGCCTTCCCTTTCGATGGCTCCTGGTTCCTCTTTGAGCATAGGAATGTTCACTAATCTGCCGTATGGCGGTTTGTCCAATTGGGGATTCGGGACCATGAATATCTTCTGGGACACGCATGGGAAATCGGAGAGCGCGGTGGCTCTGCAAGATTATCAGGGCGACATCCTATATTATGGAGATAATGCGAACATGGTGACGATGCCGCTTGGGGCCAGGAACAGCATGTTGGGGCTGTATGATGCGACGGACCAATTTTGGCCGTTGCGCTGGACTCCCGACGGGTATCTGACGCTGGATGGAAGCGGGACGGGCGGCGGGGTGATCCAAGTCTATGGCCCTGCCACCATCACGGGCTTTGCTCTTTCCAGCAACACTTATGCGGGCAACGGGGCGGGGCTGACGAGCTTGAGCGCCGGCAATGTGAGCGGTTCATTCTTGAGTCCATTGGTGGTTTCCAACACCAGCTTCCCCATGATCGTAATGAACGGCGGGGTCACTTATCCTCCTGTCCATCATAGTGATTTTCAAGCCAATTTCGGCGGGGTCAACTATTGGGACGAGCAGTATTCCACGAACACGACGGAGCTGCTGGACCTGAACGGCAACGTGGTCTGGGCCAGCACCAACACGACGGATGGGACGTGGTTTGCGTATCTTTCCGGCAACGGGGCGGGCCTGACCAACCTCAACGCATCCGCGCTGGCGAGCGGGACGGTGGGGCTGGCGCAATTGCCCGCGACGAGCGGGAACATCGGGAACACGGTTGTCAGCCGCGATGGGTCGGGGAGTTTTTCGGCGGGAACAGTGACAGCCACCACCTTTTCCGGGAGCGGCGGGAGCTTGACCGGGCTGAATGCCAACAACCTTGGCAACGGCACCGTCCCGCTGGCGCGGCTGAGTTCGGCCGTGCTGACCAACGCTTTTGCCGGAACGGTGAGCGCCACGGCCTTCAGCGGCGACGGCTCCGGGTTGACGGGCGTGACGGCGGGCCTGCCGGCTTATGCGCTGACGAACTACGATGCCAATAATCGCAATTTCAACGGCGCCTTATCCATCGGCGGCTCCTTGACACTTTCCAACACCCTGATTTGTCCGCTGATAAACAATCAGATCAGGGATGCGGTGATTGGGCCGACGGGAGTCACCAATGAATACACCCAATGGCAATTTGTCAGCACGACAAACTCGACGGCGACATTCAACATTGGAACCAACACCTTCCTGAATGGTCAAAATGGAGTTGTCTGGCACAGTTTAGACGTGGCTGCTTATAGTGGCGTGACGACGAATTGGTATTATGTGGCTTCTGGGATTCAGGAGGGATATACGAACACCACCAGCGGAAGCACCGTCCCAACTGGCTTTTTTATGACTGGCGGAACAGTTAAAACCTCCGCAAGTGGTGCTTCTATTGCAGTTGGTAATACCGCGGCTGGTGGCATCATCTATTCCATCGTCACCCCAGGAGCGGCTGCCGCCTCCAATACGATTAACTGGGCCTTCAAGTGGCAATGGCACCAGGCGAAGTGATCGGGAACCTGAAAGATGAATGGAGAAGGTTGGGGGAAGAATTGAGAAAATCAGAATTTCAGCATTCCCAATTTTCACCCCGGAAAACGTGGCCAGCGATTGACCAAACCCATGTCAGTAGAACGCGCGGAAATTGAGATCAGTGTCAACACGCCGCTGGAACTGGCCGGCGCGCGGGAAGGCGCCGACGAACTGGAAAGGGCCATCGGCAGAGCCAAGGTCCTGGGGCAGGAATACCGGCACTTGGAGAAACGATTGGCCCGGGCCAGGAGCGCCCTGGAGCGGTTTGGCCATAAGCATGCCGGCCCCGTGGAGACAAGCGTGGCTGAGGGCGACACGGCCCCGGCCCCAGACCGGAAGGAGATTGAGGCGGAGGCGGGCCGCCTTGGCCAAGGCGATGAAGGGCAGGGCCTGCCTGGCCAAGGCGATGGAGGGCAGGCGGAGGATAGCGCGGGTGAGCACACTAGAGGGATGCGCACCGACGGCGCGAACCAGACCGCGGAAAATGGAAGTTCCGGGCCAAGCGACGAGTCCAGGGAAGGCCAAAGCCCGGAGGTGACGAGCCAGCCAGAGGAAGGAGAAGCAACGGCGGAGGAAGGTCCGGAAGGCTCACCGGCGGAAGCCTCACCGGCGGAGCCGGGGGTCTGGAATGGCCCCGCGGCGGGAAGGGACATCGAGAGCATCGTGCGGCAAATGCTGGAGGAATGGGAAGCCCAGGGGCAGCCGAGGGAATGGGAGCGGCAGGAGGAGGCGCGGATGACGGCGCTGGAGGAGAAGATGGAGTTGCGCCTGAGCCAATTTGAAAGATGGCTGATGATCGGGCGGGGGAATAACCCATGAGGAGTTTTTTTTGACAGGATGCCATGATCTACACGACCCTCCAATCCCAGCCTGAAGCGGTCCCGATGGATCGGGAGCGGCCAATTGCCAATGACAAATTGTCAATTGTAAATTGTAAATTTGTGATTGGTTATTTTTCAAAACCGGCATGACCTACGTCACCCTCCAATATCTGGGCGTGGAGAAAACGCTGGCGGACTGGGGAATCAGCACCTGGCGGCGCGAGGTGTTCAACCAGGCGAGCGATTCGTTTGGGTGCAATATGTTGGCGGCCACGGACGCGGCGGAGATTTTTCCATTTGGGGCGATGATTACGTTGCGGATCGGGCGCGCGCCGGCAGGGACTTTAGGGACTTCAGGGACGAATGCGACGCTGCCCATTTCCGGCTGCACGGCCTGGACGGGCGGCACGACGTGGTTTGTGGGCTATCGCGCGCAGACGATCCGGACCGGCTCGGCGCAGATGGAGTGCATGGAGTGTAAATTCGCGGGGCCGTGGGATTTTTTCTTCGAGCGGCTGGTGTTCCAGCAGCTCTGGCTGCTGTGGAATGGAGTCAAACAGATTGCCGATTACCGCAGCCAGGTGGTGCTGGGCCAGAGCGTCAATCAGATTTCCGGCCCCGGCGACACGGTGATTTCCGGGCTGACGGCGGCCAATTATCTGACGATTGCCCAGCAACTGAAGCAAATCGCCGCTTACACCATCGCGCAGAGTGCCTACGAGCAAAGCGTCAACGGCCTGGGCTGGCCGGCCGGCGGACAATTCCAGTTCGACCCCCTGACGGCCGACAGCAATGGCAACTACTACCTGCTGACCACGCCGAGCGCCAATTGCAAAATCCCAGATTTTGTTCCCGGCTATATCGGGGCGGTGGGGGACACGAGCCTGAACACGACGGGGATCATGCTGCGGGCGCCGCTGGACGCGGTGAATGATTTGACGTGCGCGGAGTGCATGAGGCGGCAGTTCCGGTGGATCGGGGCGATAGGAAGCCCGGTCGTATGGTTCGATTACACGCAAACTCCCCCGATGTTGAAAATCAGCACGCGGGACCAATTGCCGGCGGTGACTTTGCCTTTTGTGGGCCAGACTGCGGCGATCAAAATTCAGCGGCGGGACGATCTGATTCCGCCGGCGGTTCACTTCAAATATCGCATCACCGGCTCGGTGGAAGGGAGTCAATATACCATTGTTGTCAACGATATTGCTGCGACCGTGGACGGATCGCCGTCCGAAGGGATCGGCCAATACGGCGAGCTGACCAACCTGGGGCTGGGGGCCATTTCCAGCGACGCGCAAACGCAGCTTCCGCTGGCGGCCCGGCGATTTGGGGCGCAGGTGGGAACGTTTGATTTCGAGGGTTTCAGCGCGAGCGACAGCAAAGCGACGATTGCGACGGTGGCGCATAACATGGGGGATCCTGGCGGCGGGGGCGCGGCGCTGGCGTTCTGGCTGAGCTGCTTTCCGGAACTGGCGGCGACGAGCGGTCTGGGGTTTTACAATGGCGGCAATCCGGCGGTGACGGTGAAAGACCCCAGCGGGACGATCATTGATCCGAGCGCGTATCCGAACATTATAATTGACGGGCAGATCGCGCCCTGGATGGAGGGCCAGAGCATCGAAGCCACGGTCACGGCGCATTTTGCCTACACGGAACAGCCGGCGGCCCCAAGCGGGGGCAGCCTGGTCGGTTTCGCAAAATCGGCCTGCCACGAAAAGACCGTCAAGTTGAAACTGACCAACCTGGCGAGCGGGACGTATCATTCCCGGCCGAACACGACGCCGGGCGAACCGGTGCCTTACGGGCTGCCGCTTTACATTTACAACATCGAAAAAATCCCGCAATACCAGGGCAGCTTCACGGTGCAAGAGCAGGAGATGAGCGACGTTTGCCCGATCGGCAACGTCCTGAACCTGAGTTCCGGCCTGGCGGAGTGGGGGACGATGAACGCCTGCATCCAGAGCATCACGTATGAGGACACCGGCAAAACGACGCTCCATTTCGGCCCGGCCAAACACCTCGGCGCGGCCGATTTGGTGGAGCGGCTGCGGGTCAACCGCGGCCCGCGCTGGATCGGCCTGATCGGCGGGGATGTGATGAACCGGTCCCCGCAAGCCGGCAGCACGGAAATGGGCGGCACGATGCCCAAACAAAGCCCGAGCGCCGCGCCGAAAATCCCGAGTTTCCAGGTGTTCCCCAGCAACATGAGCGATCTCCAGGCCAATCCCGGCTACGCGGTTCCACCGGGAGTGACGATCCACGGATATAACCAGGCGCCCAGCGGCTCCTTTTCCGGCCTGGATGCCGGCCCGGCAGTCAACATCAGCAAAGGGGCGGGAGGAACGACCAGCCAATATATCAAAATATCAATGGCGGAGCTGGCGGCGCTGACCGGGAGCAGCGTCCATTTCGTGGTGATGAATACGTGCGAGGGGGGGGACAGCACGACGAAGAGAGTTTTTTTATGTTCGGATGTTTTCCATTGAGCACCGGGAAATTGAGAATCGGCAATTGAAAATCTGTCATTTGCAAATATGAGCAATCGTTTTCCAGCGCCGTGTCCGTCAAGCAAAATGATCAGCGGATCGCAAAGCTGGCGCGGCTACGCGGGGTTCGTGGGCACGCCAACGTTCAAGGGCGCCTGGATGGCCGGGCGGGCCAGCGGGTTTGTCGGCGGCCCGGATGCCTGGCAGGATTCCGGGGGCGCGCGCGATTTTGCCGTGGGCGACCTGGTGCTCAGCGCTCCGCCGCCGGACGGGAGTTATCCGCAGGTTTATTACGTCTATATTTGCACGGCGGCGGTGAGCGGATTCAACCATGATCCGGCCATCTATTCGTCGGCGAATGCTGCGCTGGGTTGGGCCGGCCCCGTTTATTTTGGGCCATGGGATTTCAGCGGCGGGAACAATACGGCCGGCCCGACGGTCTGGCCATTCTCCCCAGGCTCGCGGGATTTGTGGAGCAACGGCGCGAGGGCTGCCGGGGTGGCGTATCTGAGCCTGCTTGTGGAAAGCGTTTTCGCCAATTTTCCCTGCGGCCTGAACCCTTATTGGCCGACAAATGCGACCTACCAGAATGTGGCCGACGGCGACTTTGCTTACAATTGGAGCTTTGCCAGCCATTTCAGCGGCGCGACTTACACGCCGCCGGGAAGTTCCCCCAGCAGCTCGCAAAATGCGCTCCTTTTTCCGCACGTCCCGCCGAGTTGGTATATTGACAGCGGGGGCCACGCGCGCGGCGGCGTTTGGTCCGTCAATCCGGGCTGTTATCCGTTCAGTCAGTTTGCGGCGCTGGTGAGCTGGAATTTCACCGCGACTTCGCTGGAATTTGTCTGGCAGGCATGGCCGAATGGCTACAACACCGGATCGGCCGCGAGCACGATCACGCAGAGCATTGACGTTTCCGGGGAATACGCGGCGGCGGACGCGCAAAGCGAAGCCTTGGCCCTGCTCGGCGGGAGCAACTTTGACGCGCTGAATTGGGGCCAGCAAGCCACGGTCAGTTACAATGGCGATGGCAGCAAGGCTGTGGCGGTCACCAGCCTGGCCAACACCGCGAGCGAACCGACCGGCTGCGTCAGCGGCGAGCCTGGCAGCCCATACGCGACGGCGGCCGGCGGCTACGGCTCGGCGCGGCTGACCGGGGGCGGTGTGACGTGGAATTATAGCAAGGCGCTAATTGACGTGTGCGGGAATTATTGCCTGAAGACGCTCTATTGCCAGCGATCCACGCCGGTAATTGATTGCAGCGCCGGCACCGTGGACGGCTATGCGCCGGTGGAGATTGATCCCCCCGCCTTCGACGGCGGCGCGGGGGACACGCAGGTGTATACCTTTCTGATTCCTGGCTGCACTTGTGCGTGAAAAGAAGAAGGATTAGGATTAAGATTAAGATTATGAAAGGCGGCGAGGTGCTAATACGATTGAGCATTGACGACATCGAGCGGAACGCCAGCCGCCGTTTGCCAGGCTATAAAGAGGCGCTGCAAGCGGCAGCCAGGCCGGATCCCGCCAGTCCCGGCCACATTTACATCCCGGAGTCCGTCCTGCGTGAATTGTGGCACGCCCACACGGCCCCCGGCTTGGGCGATGAACTGGACCAATTGGGAGGATGTTGGGATGGGTAG